TTATTGTAACAGCTAAACCTAATAAGAATCGTTTTGCAAAACCAACTAATATTAAATTTCATTTACACTTTACTGAAGGTATGAATGCATATGTTGGATTAGAACAATACATTGATTGGGAAGACATCGGTATTACTAAAGGTATTATTGAAAAAGGTGAGAAGATTCCTAAAGCAACATCTAGAAATTGGATATGTAAGCATTTAGACGAAACAGTACCTAACAAAGAATTCTTCACAGAAAAGGTATTTACACAAGAAGTTTTAGAGAAGATTGAAGCTAGAATCAAACACGTGTTCAATTACAATACAGAAGAGAGAGAAATTGACTTAGAAGCTATATTAGAATCAGATGAAGATTAATGAGGACAAATTGCCTATAAAATACGTTTTAGGTATTGAAAAGGATTTGCCTAATTTTCCAACATCATTCGACATATTATTATCTGAAATTAAATTATGTGTTAGAATGCCTGATAGACACAAGGGTAATTTTACTTTACATGCACTAAAAACATATAGGTTTACAGAAACAGAAGAAGATCATTTATTAAATTCTATTAATGAATTAGTAGAGTTAGATTTGGTTAAAGTATTAAATACAGATCAAGGTAAAGAATCTTGGACTATAACAACTAACCCATTCGAATGATATTAGTAATAGATGATTTCATTAAAGACCAGAATCTGTTAAGAGATATATCAAATGATAATAATTTCTTTTCAGATCCCGGTATTTATTATTGGTGGGATGGATGGTGGAATAACGAAGCCAAAACATTAAAACAAAGATTAATAGATCATATATGGTCTGATAATTGCCCTCTTAGTGCACCTATGTCTATTAGAGGATTTGAGTATTGGACAGGAATTCAAACATCAAACACAGAAACTGGATTTGCCAACAATTTAGGTAATCATTATGACAAAGATGAAGAGCTATTTAAATTAACAGGTGAGATTGCTACGCCTTCAATGGGAACAGTATATTATCCAGAACAGGCGGATTTTGAGGGAGGTATGTTAGAAATCTATACTGAAGGCATAGACAATGCGCCCGAAGTAGTATATGCTAAACCAAACAGATTAATAATTTTTGATGCCGGAAAATATGTACACGCAGTAACCCCAGTGACTAAAGGAACTAGAAAGGCGATAGCTATCAATTTATGGTTAACAGAACCATACGGGAAACAAAACGGCGCTATGCGCATAGAAGGATAAACAAATAAACATATGCAATTCGGACAAGAATTTGAGAAAATCTTCTTTAGATTATCATTAGAGAAAACCAAATACTTAAAAAGTATTAAGAGTGGTTTTTATACTTCACAGGAAATAGACATCTTAAGTCAGTTATCTAATAAATTCTTTGAGAGATTTAACGAGACTCCTAAAAAGGATCAGTTAATTATGCTTATTCAAAGAAGTGAAAAGGCAAAAGAAAAGATTACAGATGATATACTTAATTTAATATTTGACGTAGATTTAGATCAATATGATGAAGAATGGTTAACAAGCACTGCTGAATCATGGATTAAATGGAGAACTTTCAGTACATCATTAACAGATACTATTGAATTCGTTAAAACAACAGCAGTAACACCTGAGAATGTAGAATCAATTGTCACAAAGGTAAAAGGACTTATTAATGATAGAAATAATCTTTCATTTAATTCCGACTTAGGACTAGATTTCTTTGATGTAGATGCACATGATCAATTAGATACAGAAAAAGTAAGTACTGGTTATAACTTCCTAGACCGAATGTTAGGTGGAGGTTATGATAAGGGTGGAAACTTAATTGTATATGCAGGTGAACAGAATATTGGAAAATCAATATATCTGGCAAACGATGCAGCCAACTTTGTAAAAATGGGAACAAACACAGTTGTTGTTACAGCAGAAATGGCAGCTCATAAATTTGTAAAACGTATCGGTTCAAACTTACTAACTATTCCAATTAATGAATATGGTGAGAAGGCAAAGAACAAAGATCATATTAAAAGAAAATTAGAAACAGTAGGTGATGGATTTACCCCACCCGGTTCTTTATTTGTAAAACAATTCCCAACATCACAAGCAACAGTACTTGATATTGAAGCATATATTAGTCAAATAGAGGAAGAGCGACAAATTAAAGTAGGTGCAGTAGTTATCGATTATATTAATATCTTAGCAAATTATAGAAACCAGAATACAGAAAATACTTATATGAAGATTAAGCAAATAGCAGAAGATCTTAGAGCAATGGGTATTAGAAATAACTGGTTAATAGTAACAGCAACACAAATCACAAGAAATGGCTATAATTCTTCAGATATTGGAATGACAGATATCGCAGAATCTGCAGGTCTTTCACATACGGCTGATGTTATGTTAGGAATTATTCAAGATGATCTAATGAGAGCCAATTCTGAATATTGGTTAAAGGTTTTAAAGATTAGAGATGGAGAAGGTAAAGGAACTAAATGTAAACTAAATATTAATTGGAATTACATGAGGTTAATAGAAACAGAAGAAACAACAAACTCAAACTTACACAGTATATAATTATGGCACACGATAAAATTTTCAACAATAATTTTGAATCACCAGATACAGAATTCACCAACATAAACTTCGAATTAGATTCCGGAGTAAAAGACAATAAACCAGAAGAAGATAAAATTCACTTTGATTTAATCGCAAGAGAAATTCATAAATTGGTTGAGTTATCTAGATTTAAAAAATTCAATAAAGTAGACGATTTAGGTAAATGTGCTATGCTAAAAAAAGCGGACATTAATGATATTTATGGATACATTATAGATGAGATGGCTGCCAACAATAGTAGAATTGATATTTTTAGTGAACTTTGTGTTTACTTCGATATTAATCCAACTAAATTCTATAGTTCTTTATCCAATGTGTATAAAGAAGATTTAATACAAGAATTAGATTTGCGCACAGGAATATTAAAAAGAAAGAATATAATGAAACTTTTTTAAAATGATAAAATCATCTACATTAAATAATGGTGCAAACAGGGTATGGGTACTAGGTGATTTACACTTTGGTGTAAGGGCTAATTCTGTAGAATGGTTAGAGATTCAAATGGAATTCTTTGAAAGGGTTTTTATTCCAACTCTTAAAAAATATGTAAAACCAGGCGACGTTTTAGTACAGGTTGGTGACACTTTTGATAATAGACAATCTATTAATATTAGAGTATTAAACTATGCTGTAAATCTATTCGAGAGGTTAGGTGAGATATTGCCCGTACATATTATATGTGGTAATCATGATATTTGGGCAAAAGGATCAAATGAAGTAACTTCAATAGATTCATTGAAATGGATCCCTAATATACAGATCTATAAAGATCCTAAATTATTAGACTGGTCAGGTCGTAAAATATTAATGATGCCATGGCGAAGAGATTCAGATCATGAAACAGAAACATTAGCAGAATATCCAACAGCAGAAATAGTATTTTGTCACTCTGAAGTTAGAGGTATTTATTTAAATGCTAAAGTTAAAAACGAACATGGTACAGATTCTAACATATATGAAAAATATACCAGAGTTTATTCTGGTCATATTCACTTTAGACAAGAACGTAACAAATTATTAATGGTTGGTACGCCATATCAATTAACAAGATCAGATGCAAACAATACTAAAGGGTTCGACCTAGTTGATTTGGAAGACATGTCAGAAACCTTTTTCCCTAATGATGTATCACCTAAGTTTATGAAATACAACATCATGCAACTGTATGATATGCCTCTTGGTCAGTTTAAGAATCAGATTAGAAATAACTTCGTTGATTTATTTGTACCATCACAGATTGCTACGACTAATGCATTAAGTCAGTTAATCAATAAGATACAAAACATTAGTAGAAAATTAGAACCTAATATCTACCAAGAAGAAAATTACATTGATAAAGATTTCTATGACATGGATGATGTTGAAGAAATGTACAAGAACTACAATATCCTTAATCTATGTAATGTATATGTTGATGGTTTAGGCGATGATGAAGAGATGAAGATTAAGTTAAAACAAAAACTTAAAACACTGTATGACCAGTGTGCTTATAATAATGGTGGAGAAATATGAGAATAAATTTTATAGAGTTCAAAAACTTTGCGTCTTACGGTAATCAATTACAAAGAATACAGTTTGAAGAAGATCAATCCAAATTATTTTTAACACTTGGTAAGAATGGCGATGGAAAAACAACTATTGCTAATGCTATCATATATGCGCTATACGGTAGAGTCGAGGGTGTAAAACTTTCAGATCTTCCAAATAGGATCAATAAAGAACTACATGTTACTATCAATTTAACATGTGGCAATATTGATGTTGAGATAGAAAGAGGTTTAATGCCAAATAAATTCAGTGTTAAATTAAACGGTATAGAATTTGATAAAGCAGGTAAGAAATCAGTACAGGATTATTTAGAAGAAGAAGTATTTGGTATTCCATACCATGTCTTCAAAAACATCATAATATTATCAGTAAATGACTTTAAATCATTTTTAACAATGTCTAATCAAGACAAGAAACAAATTATTGATAAAATGTTCGGGTTCTCCATACTAAATGATATGCAAATGTCTATAAAGACAGAGAGGAGAACTATGAAGATGGACATTGATTCATATGAAAGTGAATTAAATCAAATTATAGATTCTATTGCATCAGTTAAAGGTAGACTTAATACTTTATTAGAAGAGTCGAATGAAAGGAATAATTCAAAAATAGATGAATTAAAATCTAATTTAATAGAATTAAACGAGAGTGTAAAAGTATTAGATATTAATAAGAAATTAATAGATACTAAAATTGATGATGGTAACGAAATATACGAAAATAAGAGATCAGAAGCTTCTACTATCAAACACGAAATAGAATATCTTAAAAGAAAGGTAGATTTATATGAAAGCGGAAAATGTCCAACGTGTGAAACTCAATTAGATAGTCAATGGCACTTAGAACAAAAAGAACATTTTTGTAATAAAATAGAAGAAGACACATCGGCTATCAAGGTTCTTAAAGAAACTCTAGGAGATATTAAATCAAACGTTGAAATATTAAGAGGTCAGAAAAAGGATATAGAAAAAAAAGCGACAGATATTAAGTACAATATGAGATCATTTAGGACTGAACTTCTTAAAATAAAAGACACGCCCGATGATTCTCAATTTGAACACCTTAAGAGTTTAATTAAAGATTTTGAAGAGAAAGAAAGTGTTAAATCTACCAACAAAGGTAATTTAAGTGCTGACTATAATTTCATGGAAATAGTAGAACAAGTATTGGGCGAAGATGGCGTTAAGAATCTAGCAGTTAAAACTATTTTACCAGGACTTAATACTAATATAGCAGCCATGGCACAAACAATGCACTTGCAGTTTCATATTAGATTCGATGAAAAGTTTAATTGTATTATTAATCACCTAGGTGAAGATATTAATCCAATGACTCTTTCTACTGGCGAACGTAAGAAGGCGGATTTTATTATTATCATAGCAATTATTAAGATACTTAAATTAAGATTTCCACAATTGAATCTATTATTTTTAGACGAATTGCTAAGTTCAGTAGATCATGATGGTGTATATAATATACTAAAAATACTGAATCAAGTCATTAAAGAAAATAAGATAAATACATTTGTGATTAATCACTCTGTTCTACCACATGAAATATTTGATAAGAAATTACAGATCTATAGAGAGAACGGGTTTTCTAAATTTACAATAGAGACAATAGATTAAGATATATAAATAAAAAATAATTACAAACATGGCAACAAGAACATTTTCATATACTCCCAACGAATCGGGTACTATTTCCGGAACAGATAGAGTAGGCGACATAACAATTGGTGATCCATCATTAGGATATGCATCTTTCCCTGGTATTAAATTCTGGAATGGTCCAGAAGAAGTAGAAGGTAAAATTATACTTGCAATGGCTGATGCTGAACCTAAACACACAGGTGCAGGTGCACTCAATGAACCATCTCACATTGGATTTGAAGAATTTGTAGATGCAAATGAATTTAAAGAATGGCTAGAAAAAACATTAGGTCAAGCGTTTGAAACACCTGAAGCAGCAAATACTGCAGCAAATCTAAACGGCATGTGGACAAACTATGGAGGAGATATAAAAATATCATATTCATATTATGAAATATCGGGATGTGATGGAGTACAACAAGGTGTTGCACGTTACGTAGGTGCTAGTGATTTAATAGCAGTAGGAAAACAAATCAATCTAGAAACCGTCATTACACCTGTTAAGTGGACTAGTGGAAATGTATTATCGTTCATAAACACTTCTACGCTGCAGGCATATAATGAAGCACCGCTTAGTTTTGATCTACGAGATATAGCATATTCTTTTGCAATATGTGACTAATATAAACTAAAAATGGCAACATATAATTTAAAGTACAATAAAGACGATTCAGTTATCAGGCACATTATAATTGGCCTGTTAGCTGATTTAAATAGTAAGCTTAGTTTTTGGAGACAAGTCTCTAATGACGAACGTGCTATCATAGACGTGCCATTTTTCTATGCAGTTGCAGGAGATGAAAACTTTGTCAAAGACAACTTCTTATTTTCAAATGTAAACGGAGAAGCATGTGATCCTGACGGAGCATTCGCCAATGGTAATTATGATAAAGTACCAAGGGGTATTGTCAACTTAACTTCATTTTCAGTTGATCCTGGAAAACTAGTCAATAAGAGAAATCTAGGTAATTATACCATGATGAACAACGAAGGTTTAATGGAAGGCTATGTTGCAGAATTTGAAATGATACCATGTGTTATTGGTGTAGATATAGAAGTTTTAGTATCTAGTCAATTAGACATGTTTAAAGTTACAGAATCTATTATCAAAAATATGTATAAGGCAAACTTCTTTCATGTTGATGCAGGTCACATGGAAGATGGAATGTACAGGATAAGTTCTGAGTATATGATGCCAGATGATTACTCACAAGAACGTCCAATAGAATATGGGTTTGATGATAAAGAAAATCATAAAATTACATTTAGCCTAGAGATTAGCACATTTATACCCTCGTTCGATTTCGAAGATGACATTTACACTAAATATACTAGATCGGTTTATTCTGGTGGAATATCCGGTAATTATGGAGATCCTAATTTAGTCACACTAAATCCATCTGAAATATATGATGGAGATATACCTAGCCCACTAACATATTGTGATCGTGACGGTAATATTTGGACATGGAATGCAGCTTCACAATCGTGGATAAAAACAGGGTTTGACGCAGCATATGATATAAATGGATTAGGAAAACTTTTAAATACCAATTCTCAATTATTGAGAACTTCTAAGAGAAGAAAGAACTCTAATAGAATATTTAAATTTACTCAAACAAGTGATCAGCCTACAGGAACACCAGATAAGGATAAACCGCTATTCGGTGATGTAAATGACGTATCATCTACTGATCTCCCATTCAATGAATAAACGAAAGATATATATAAAAAATTAAAAAACACAAATGGCAAAATTAAACAAAGGAATTATTTCACCCGTTATCGAGTCTGGTAATGGATTTGTATTTCATGCAAGTGGACAAAATTTCAGAATGACAGGAAGTCATATAGAAATAATCTCTGATATTTCAGAAGATTTTAAATCATTAGTCAATGCAAACGAAACGTTTAATATCACTAACGAAGGTGTTTCATTTTATTATGATTATAACAATAAGAAATCTATTTCTAAGGTTAATGAATCTGCAATAACAAACTTTGAAACATTAGTTGATTTAAACAAAAAGATTGAATTCTTAAACGAGAATATTAAATCATATAAGGTTGCAGGTAAAACAAGTGCAGTGAATGAAGTAGAAAAAGAACTAGCAGTTTTAGAATCTACCAAATTAAATTTACTTACAAAATCAATAGTTGTTGCATTATCATATAATGTATCTGAAAACAAATATTATGCAGGTAATATTGAATTAGCATTTTCACCATCAATGGCATTATCAGAATCTATGTTAGCTGCGGCTTATATTAGATATGAAGATAAAGGAATGATCAATTTATTTGAATTTGCTTCTAAAAACTTTAAACACTATAATGTTTTAGAATTTATTTCAGAATCTAAAGACGGAGATGTTACTGTATTGGCAATGAGAGCTGATAACAATATGTTTGTTTATAGAATTAACGAAGCTACTAAAATTGAAAAATTCACTAAATTATTAGCAGACGCTGCAATCGAATATGTTGCAGAAAATACAGGAACAGATATCACACCAATGGTTGAAGATATTTTAGAATCTTATAAAGAAAGAAGAGCTGCTAAAAACTCTAAAATCCAATTAATGCATGAAATGATTGCATTCTTAAAAGATCAAAAGGGTAGATTATCAGAAGCTAATAGAAACTTACCAGATATCAAAGCAGCAGATCAATTATTGACTTCTGAAATAGCTAGAATATCTGAAGAATTAACAGGTATCCAAAATGAAGATTTATTAACCAAAGAAGATGGTTATGTTGATGCAGAAACTACAGTCGATGCAGAAGATTTACCTAAAGGTACCAAAGTTAAGGTTGATGCATTAGAATGGACAGGTCAGGGAAAATCAGATATACTAACGGTATTTATTGATGACAATCCAATGAGAGTAGAAAAGAATAAACTACAGATTTCTTCTGTAGATTCTATTTAAAATTCTATTTAAAATTTAAATTGAAGCCCAATTGGAAACAGTTGGGCTTTTTTTAGTATAAGGTTAAATACATTATAACAATGGCAAAAAAGAAGAACTACTTAAATAACAAAGACCTTTACAATGAACTTGTAAAATCAAAGGAATTAGATAAATTAACGCCTACTGCAGAGAAGATGTTGGTGCTTTTAGCAGAACGAACTATCAATAAATTGAACTATGTTAATAGTGATGATCGAGACGATTGTTTACAGTTTGCATTATTAGATCTTTTAAAATACTGGCGAAACTTTAATCCTAAATACCCAAACGCATTTGCATATTTTACAGAAATTGCAAAGAGAGGTTATGCTAAGGGATGGAATAAAATTCACCCACAAAAATACAAAGGAACTCTATCAATTGACCGCATCTCAACTGGAGGTGATGGTGAAAACGGTGGAATGTTTAACATATAAATGTCAATAAAGAACTTAAAACCAAGTGGCAACTCAGGATTCATACAAGGTTATTATAACCCAATAAATCCAGATAAGTATATCGGTCCAACGCCGATCATTTATCGTTCCTCGTGGGAGAGAAAGTTCTGTATCATGTGCGATAACAGAGATGACGTGATTAAATGGTCTAGCGAACCTGTTGAAATAAAGTATATGTGGTCATTTGATAAAAGAGAACACAAATACTATCCTGATTTTTATATGAAAACCAGAGGATTAGAAGGTGAAGAAGAGTTTTTGGTTGAGATTAAACCAGAAGCACAAATAACAAAACCAAAACCACCAACTAAGAATAGCCAAAAAGCACTTAAATCATATAAGTTTCTTGCAGAGCAGTATATAAAAAATAGAGATAAATATAAATATGCTAAGGCATGGGCGGAAAACAGAGGTTGGAGGTTTATTGTTTTAACAGAAAAATCTCTTAAGTAATGGGTCAAATAAAGAAAGACATAGATAATTTGAGTAAAGAAGCTGGTGGTAAAATAAAAGCCAGAAAAACTGCTGAAGAGTGGTTTGACAAAGCATCTAGATCTGTTAAAGATAACTCAGTTGCTAATCATAGTAAACCATTTAAAGTGGGTATGATACATGTTTTCAGATATGAAAAACCTAAACATATAAAAACATTAGAATGGTGGGATATGAATCCAGTGGTATTAGCACTAGATCCACATGACAGCGGAACAGATGTTGGTATTAATCTTAATCTATTACCAGTACAAGTTAAAGAGGACTTACTAGATATGATTTATGATCGTATGAAAGGACAAATCAAATCAAAAGCTGGTAGAGCTAAAGAGAATAATGCAATTACACAGGGTCAAATTAATTTGATATACAAAGACGCTGTAAAATTTTTAAGACAATATGGATTTGACTATGCAATTAGGCAATACATACCTCAACTAAAAAAAAATCAAAAAGTGGTTTCTTATGAAAGTTGGGCAAAAATAGCACTTTGTGATTTCCAGGACTTAAACGGTGTTGGTATAAACGAGGTAAAGAAGCAATTTAGAGAGCATCTAAAAACGCGTTCAAAAAGAAAAGATATATAAACAGAACATAATAATATAGTAATATGGCAGGATTTAACGATAGAAACGGACCATTGAGTAATGGATCAAAGCCTTTTAGCATTTCAAATGCATTAAAGTCTTTATCCTCGTTCGGTATGCGCTACGATGATTTAGTCTTAAGACAGTCTCAAGCAATTGGCCCAATGGAAGCAGAAATTGGCTATGGTCAGATGAATCCATTTGGTGTTGACAGTGATGACATATACGGAGCATTTGCTGCGATGTCAATGACAGATACCAATATGAGATCAAACATTCCGTTTTTCGATCAATCATATGAAGGTAAACGAGATGAACTTAGAAAGTTCTCATTAAACGACGAAGTAGAAGATATTTTAGATATTCTTTGTGATGAAACTATTGTATATGATGAGAAAAACTTCTTTTGTTATCCAGAGATTTTAGGTATTGATATATCAGATGATGTTGATAAGGACCTTAACAAATATTTTAGACAAATATATCACTACTTTGGTTTTAACTCTGATCAATCAGCATGGTACTTCTTTAGAAAATTCTTAATTGATGGTTATCTTGCATTTGAAATTATTTATTCCCCCGACCAAAAAGAAATTATAGGTTTTAAAGAATTAGATCCTATCACACTTATACCAGGTTACAACCACGATGATGGTAAGAAAGTATGGGTACAATATAAAGATGATCCAGTTAAAGAGAGAAAGTTATATGATTCACAAATTGTGTATATCTCATATTCATCTATAACTACAGCATCTAGAGTTTCATATATTGAGAGATTAACAAGAGCATTTAACTTGTTAAGAATTATGGAACATACGAGAGTTATTTGGGCAGTTACTAATGCTTCTTTTAGAATGAAGT